TAATGTTTTAATTGCAAACTACAAGTCTCGTCTTTGTGTATTCATATGATGAAGTTCGGATTTGAAGCGCGAAATGACACCCAGCGCACGTTCAAATGCGGCCAAGGTTTCAGGTTCACTGATCCATGTTGATCCCGCCAAGGGTGCCGACATGTGACACAAGGTCGAAGAAATCGAACCCACCCCAAATCGGGGATGGGCGCGAAGAAATTTTTTCCGATATTTATCCGCACTATGTGCCTGTGTCAGAACGTCAAAACAGGCGGACTCGTCATTCCGTGCCGCAAAATCACCGAATGCAATTGCGGTTTCACCATCTGCGATGTCAGGCATGTCTTCGCTGATCAACACAGGGTATCCAAGCAGACGCGCAGGTTCACCCGCCGCCAAACTATCGGCCCAAAGGAAACGACCATCCGCATCCTTAATCTTGCGCACGTGGCCCGCCGTTTTAGAATTCATAACGAAGGATGCATTTGCGCGATATTGCGCACCCAGTGCATAGACCAAATCAATCAGGGCCTCGCCCGCGGCATTGGCGGCAAAATCACCCGCCGCACCCGTTGCGACATAACCAACCTGACCCCATGCTTCTGATCCTGTTGCAATCTGCGGATAGGTTAGGAAACCACGGGGTTTATCAATGCCATCGCCCATGACGAATGCGGCCCCTTCGGCGCGGGTGAATTTTTCCGAAATACGCGCGGCCAACCATCCTTCAACGTCAAAGGCGCTGTCGTCCAACAAACGCTGAGAGGCCTTTGGCAATGCAGAAAGTTCGTAAAGCGGGATCGAAATGCGATCAATCGCAGGTGTATCCGTTTCGCCCGTTGCAGTTGTTTCATCTGACCACCCTGCACCCATATCGGTGTGATCGACCAACACGTCATAAGATGTCGCCTCGACCGTCACAACATTTGCGATGGCCCGCAAGGATGAGGCACCGCGCAGCGATGATTTGATCGTATCAGATGTTTGTGCATCCACCAGATACCCACCATCTGAGTTGATGGCTGTGCTCATTGATTTGCCCTCAAGCACCAAACCTCGCAGCGCATCATCATCGCCTGTGCGCACATAGACCCCAAAGGCCGAATGATGCGAGTCTTGTTCCAATTCGCTTGAGGCCAACATAGGGCGTGAATAGGCAGAGTTTTTGCGTTCAATCGCGTTCATATCGTTTTCCTGACTTTCAAGTTTTGATTTCACTTCGCATTTCAAATCATTGAATTGGCTAACCATTTCAGTGATTGATTTTTTGATTTCGCTTGTTGCGGAGGCAGCCGCATCCAAGCCGAACGAGGGGTTCGGTTCATTCATCCGTTTTTTCCTTAGTCGGTTAATTACACCTGTGAATTAGACGGTGCGCATCCTTTGCGCCGCCTCGCGCAAGATTTCGGCGATATTGCTTAAACCTTGCAGGGTTGGATCATCGGACTTGGCCGCGCCCCGTGCTGTGGGCAACATTGGAAAGGTGACCAATGACACCTCCCACAGATCCAATTCGATCAAACAGCGTCCGCCGCGATCAGATTTTTTTGTTTTATCGTTTTATATCCAATGGATAGACCATCAAGTGCACCTGCCGACAACAGCTCGGCCGCCTCTTTGGCGCGCGCGACGCTTGACAACAATCGTCCTTTGACAAACAGACCCACCTCATCTTCGTAGACCGCGTCCCACACACCAATTGGTTCGGTAGGATTGTGTTGCCACAGCATTTTCACCGCGCGCCCATACTGATCCAAGCGCGCAAGCGATTTGGCATAGGCGCCTTGCTGCACCGTATCACCGCCCTGATCGCATTGCCCAAACAGGGTTGCGTAACCTTGGATTACAATTTCATCGCCCTTGACCTGATGGATATTTAATTTTGCATATTTATGTTCTAAATCAGAGTGATATGATATATTCTTCTTCCTTTGCATGATCGCAAATTTCATATGATTTGTTGCAACGCTTGGCTTAGAACCACACCGACAATGCCGTACATGCACAGCCACAGGCGGCGTTCCAGGCGTTCGATCAATTCCTCGATCTTGTCCAATCGCGCGTTCAGGTTTTCAAATTGCAGGCCCGCAAGACGTTCATGCGCCTCAAGCCGCAATCCAGGCGCGCAATCAAACCGTTCAAACACCGCCCTTCATCACGCGCCTCCTCTGCGGGTAGGCCCAGCAAACGGCGTTTTTCGGCAGCACTTAAGAAATCCGCATTCGCCACGCGGGACCAATAAGCGTCCCGTTCAATCGCCAGCGCGGGGATTTGATCCATGTCAGGCAGCAGTTCCAATTGACGATCATCGGACATCCACTGCGCCAAATGGGCCGCCACACGACGCACCAGCGGCAGGATCGTCAGGCGATAAAAGGCGCGGTTTGCTTCGGCATAATTGGCATAGGTCGCGTCCCCTGGAATGCCCAAAATCATCGGTGGCACCCCGAATGCGGTTGCGATTTCACGGGCGGCCGCCTCTTTGGTTTTTTGGAACTCCATGTCAGAGGGGCTAAACCCCATGGGTTTCCAATCAAGGCCCCCTTCTAACAACATCGGACGGCCCGCATTGCGTGCGCCCTGATGATAGCTTTCCAATTCGAACTGTAGGCGTTCAAATTGTTCGTGGGACAATCCGCTGTTGCCATCCTGACCACTGTGCACAATGGCCCCTGAGGGACGCGCGGCATTGTCCAACAACGCCTTGGACCAGCTAGAGGCCGCATTATGCACATCGAGCGCCTGCGCCGCCGCCTGCATCGCGGAAAACCCATAGTGATCATCACGCGGATGAAAATTGCGGATATGACAAATCGGTTTGGCCGATGTCATATCAAATCGGTGTTTGCGCCCATCGACCGTATATTCATAGGCCACGGGCCACCCATCGCGCCCAGGAACCAGTGACATGCGATCCGAGCGTAGGATATGCAATTCATCCGCATCCGTCCCCACTGCCTCGATATAGGCGTTTCCTGATAGCATCAGTTGACCGTATAGCGCCTCAAGGAAGTCGCCCTGGGTCTGTGCAGGGTTTGGATCACTCAGGCGGGCCAAAATCGGATGACTGCTAAACCGTGTTTCCTCATCTGTTAACATCAAGGGCACGGCCGCCGCCGCCTCGGCAATCAATTTCACCACGCGATAGCCCACAGGATTGCCGCAAAAGCCCGTTTTGGTCAGGCTGACGGTATCGCGCGCACTCCATGCGATGCGGCCAGCACTGTGATAGGCCATGACACGGCCTGTGGCGCTTGCCTTTTGATCGGGGGCGGATTGTGGTTTTTGTTTCCACAATAAATCCAGCACTGCCATCTTTTGCTCCTTCATCTTCTGCGATGTGTTCGCCATCATCGCGTGTTGAAACATATTAGACTCAAAGGTGTTTAAGGCCCTTACCCGCAACGCTTGCGCGATTAACGACCTGTTAGGGATTTGGATCAGACCACGCGCGACCGCGGGGCCGCAGGTTTCGCGCGCGCATCCAGCATCAGATCAGTCAAGGCCCAGACCAGCGCATCCACGCGATCAGGCGATCCTTTGCCGTGGTATCCACCACCTGTCATCTGCACCATCTGATCCTCAAGCGTGCCCAGCCCACGGCAATGTTTCACGCGCCCCTGTTCATAAAGCGCGGCAATGGGTTCGGCGCGGGTTTGTTTACCCCGTGTTGCCCGCACAGCGCGATAAGACACGGTGGCGTCCTGTCCATGCAGCAACTCTTGGATCAAATCGCCGCCTTGATTAACCTCGGCCACCAAACGATCGGCGTTATAATCGTGATAGGCCTCGATCGCGGCGGTGATCCACCCCAAGGGCGATGTGCCCTGAACGGTGTAGTCGGCCAAAACATAGGCGGTCCAATTCTGTGGGTTGGCGGCCATTTTGACCCCCGCCACAATGATCCCGCATTCATCCGATCCTGCATGTCCCGTCACGGGCGGATCAATGGCCACGACTATGCGATCACAGCTTGGTTCGCCGTCAATCTGCGCACCCACCAATGCGGGTTCCTGCCACAGGGCGCCATACACCCCATCCACCAATATCCCATCCAATTCCTGACGCCCCAAACGTGTGCCCGCATAGCGTGCGCGCACTTCGGTTAGGAAACTATCGGCCA